CCGGCGACCTTCTCATTACGAGTGATTTTTTTATATATCTAAAAGCCGCTTAAATGCTGGATTCTTATTTTATCTGACTACCATTTGACTACCAACATATTTATTGTGGCAATCTCAAAACCATACCGGCATACAATCCGCTTTCAAGCGTCATATTGTTGTATTCTGCCAGCTCCGCTGCTCTGTTTCCGTCACCTAAATAGTCGTTTGCAATCTGCCAAAAAGAGCCGCCCGGTTGTACTGTTGCTGTTCTTTCAGGTTCGCTGTCTGGCTGTGCTGAAACTGCCGGAACAACATCAGAAAGATATACTCTTGCATATACGTCATTGCCGTACATTAATACAACTGTGCCGTCTGATATATCTGCCGCTGTGTATATTCTATCATAAATTTTTAATGGCACACCGGAAAGGTCAACATTTCCCGTGAATCTTACCTGCATGCCATCATTTATCACATTGTCGTTTGCAGCTTCATCAATAGAGCCGATAACCTCTATATCTGACTCTCTTACTACAGCAAATACAACGCCGTCATGTGTCAGTCGCATTGTCTCGCCGTTATAGCCTTCTACATCATATCCGTCTTCATTGTGCCATGCCGTGATATATGTGCCGTAAATATCTGTCTCGCCTGTAAATCTTACCTTAACACCATTGTATTTATTTGTGTCAATGTTGTTATCAGGTGTTGATACATCTGTCTGCTCCGGAGCAACATCAAAGTTATAATCTTTATATGCAAAGTTCTGATCCACAGCCTGACCTGCAACATTTACATCTCTGATAAAGTTATCAGAACCGCCGCCAAATTGCCAAATGTCTATGTCTACACCGATTTGCGGCTTTTCTGCTGTGTATGACGCACACCATACATCATTGCCGGCTTCCTTAATTGCTCTAATATCCATTAAATTAATCATTGGGCTTGCAGAAGCATATACGCCTGCATCATAACCGGCTTCTTTTATAACTTCACAGAATCTATTAATAATCTCTGTAAGATTATTGGCATTAAGTGCCTCTCCCTCTACGTCGGCGAACACAGGAAGCTGTAACTTCATCCCCTCGATAAGTGAAAGGCAGTGACGTGCCTGTTCTGCCGCCTCTTCTGTAGATGATGCATCTAAGAGATAGTAAACACCTCTTGCAATGCCAACTCTCGCACATTCAGCATAGTTTCTTCGATATGTCGAATCATAGTACATGCCGATATTCTTATCGTCTGCTCCGCCGCATCTGAATATTGCAAATTCAATCCCTTCTCTTTTTGCCTGTTCAAAATCATACATTCCCTGCCATCTCGATATATCAACTCCAAATTTCATACTATTTGTCCTCTTTTCTTAATATTTTATTAAAGGCTGTGACATCTGCTACCACAGCCTTTTGATTAGTTTTGCTTTATCTGCTTATAAACCTGATTTACACCTGTAGATGCAAGACCCGACCATATGCCTATGGATATTGAGGTAATAACATCTTTTGCCGGGAACTCCGGCATTATGTACATTGCCGGAATTGCAATGATGCCGCCAACTGTTCCGACAATTACCGGAATCAGTTTATCAGGAATCTTACTCCATGCCTTGCAGCCCATACCTGCCAAATAGCAGATTACAACAATAGGTAAAACAGTTACATAGTTAGTTAAATCCATTTTAATCACCATTAACCTTTCTTTTCTAAATCCTCAATTCTGTGATTTGCGACCTTGATTTTTTCCTCTTGAAGAGCAGTCAGTTCTTCAAGTTTAAATGTGCGTTCGATTACATTGTTATGTTTATCAACTCGCTTTGTAAGCTCTGATAGCTTATAGTCAATCAACGCTATTGTCTTGTTGTGCATTACATAATTATTTACCAGGCATACAACTAACGTGACAACAGCTGTTAATATTGCCTCTGTCATAAATGCTCTCCTAACATTAATATGCTGTCCTTATTGCTTTATTGCCAATGTGTTGCACCGGTGCAACTATGAGCTGTCGTTATACATGGCACCACCTCCGTTTTCTGCAATAAAAAAAGAATGTCTTAACCCCGTAGTTAAAACACTCTTGATTTTTTGTTAATCTTTATATCCGACTACCCTATAAATCTTGTGATAATTGCCGCTTTCAACAACTCCACCCTGATTTTTCTGATATGAAGAACTGAAGTTCAACTTTGTACCGCTTACGGCATAATACGTAAACTTGTCGTACCACGTACCACCCACATATGTGTGCGAAATCATTTTAAATTTTCCCGCCGCTGCTCTTATTCTTATGCTGTTATCATCGCCGTCGTTATCGACAAAAAATATCTCTATGGTTTTAAAATTGTTTACATTCTGAGTTAAAGTTATATTTGCATTGTATGCGGTGCTTGTCGAATTATATAATTCAACCGCTTTAGGAGCATACTTGTATGATAACAACATTTTATTTTCATAAATTTTATTTGCATATACTTCATAAAACTGTTTAGAAGAATCTCCAATTCTACCATAATTGTCAGCATTTGTTCTAATTCCATAATCATCATTACTACCAAACGTAAGTACGCCATGTATAACATCCTGTGTCGTTACCATTGAAAAATATTCTCTTACAAGAGCATCATCTACAGGCCTTATTATTATTTCATCACTATCTGATGTAAATGCAGCAAAAAAATTAATTTTTGTATAATCACTTACAGGGATATTATAGCCTATCTCAACCTCATGCCCGCCGTCTACATTATTAAGACAGTCCGCATATCCCGCATTGTTTGCATTTTCGGCGTATTTTACTTCCTTTTCGTTGTCTGCCGTATTGTTTACATTACCCAGCCCGATATTTTCCGGGGTTATATTTACATTGCCTGTCCTGTATGCGGATTCCGCACTTCCTTTCACCCCTGCAACACCTGAAGATGTCGGTGTTGAATAATCAACGCCGTTATAATAAATCTTTCCCATGTCGTTCTCCCTTTCATTAATTTACTAGATAAATAGTTCCATTTTTCTTCTGTGCATCAGTTAATTTACTATAATCAGTAGCTGACATGACTTTGATTACTGCATTTGCTCCACTTGTTATGCCATCCAACTTCTTTTTATCTGACGGAGACATAAGACCGTTTGCTGACTGAGTAGCAGCACTATATACTGTATCTGTAAATTTTAACTGCGTCCATGTTCCCCACGATGATGTCGAAGTCGTATAGTTACGTTTATATGCAGTGTTTGAATTATCGGGAAGCCATATTTGATATGGTGTTCCTACGTTGAATTCTGCAAATAAAGTTCCATGCGTACCGGTAGGATTATTTGATGTACTTGCAGATATATGATGTATTCCTGTTGACTTTATGTTATTAAGGTCGGTTGCCACATTTTGTGATTCAGTTACCTTACTGTCAACTAATCCCTTTAGCACTTTACCCTGTGCGGCTGATAAAGAATCTGATGTTGAATCCGATGTTAAATTATTCTGAATCCCACGCCAAGTATTAGTATTACTGTCAGAAAGCTCCACCGTAGTGTTGCCACTTTGGTTCGTTGTAAATGTCCCCTTAACCGTTCCGGCTTGCTTAATAGTCACTGTTCCATTTCCAACAGATGGAATAGTCGGTTTATTACTCAAATCGTTATATGAACCACTTGCGGCAACTTTTGATAGCTTTGATTTTATGTAAGTCAGCAATGTCGAAAATTTAACTCTGCCAAATTCATTTTTACCACCGGTATCCTGTCGTATAAAATTCGTATCGTCTGTCGGTGCTGCCGTCCAGCTTGCTGTGAGATTTGAAAGAAGTGAATTCGCACCTGTTGCTGTATTGTCAAGCTTTCCGCTTATATCCTGATGTTCTGTCAGATATGTTCCTGCCGCCTGTGCACCTATATTTGATCTGGCGTTACTTTTTTCTGAATCAGATAGCCCCTGACCTGAAGCCGTTGATACCGCCTTGAAGTTTCCGACCTTATCAAGACCTACATCTGCCTTTGTCGTTCCATGTGGATTTGTTCCAGCCGGGTGTCTGTAAACCTGTGTTTCATTTCCGTTTATCTTTAGATTTCCGTTTGTCGCAGATGCTTCTGTCTTTGTTGCATCTGCACGTGCATGAGCCGACTGTGAATGTTCATATGCTGCCTTTCCTCTGTCTCCCCTGTAAGCTGTCGTTGACGTTTCCCCCAGTGCAAGAGTATCAGATATTACAACGAAAGTGCTTCCCGACCACCTGTAAGTCTTTTCCGTGCTTAAATCAACGTATATCTTACCCGATTCGCCGCTTATTTCTGTTGTATGTCCCGATTCCTTATATAGCTTTCCATTATAAATATAGCCCTCAATTACATCATCAACGAATGACGGAAGCTGTGAAGCCGGGACTTTGCCTGTGGAATCAAGTTCAGCCAAACCATTTGCGGACCCTTTCAATATTGCACTTAACTTTTCTTTTAACTTTGTATCTGTCTCTGATTCAGTGTAATATCTGTCGTCATGCGTGTGTGTTGATGCGGCGTAACTTCCTGCCGCCTGTGCACCTATATTCGCCCGGGCGTTACTTTTTTCTGAATCAGACAAGCCCTGATTCGCCACAGTTGAAACAGCCTTGAAATTTCCGACATTGCCAAGTCCAACTTCTCCAGCTGTATATGACGGCTTTGTCTTCGCTTTTGCCCAGTCTGACACATCAGACGCTGGCAGTGAAGACGGCTTATTTTTTAGGTCGTTATAATTTCCGCTTGTCGCCACAACTGCCAACCCATTTATTCCATCTGCTTCTATAAGGTTGTCTGCATCTTTTACATAATAGATTGTTCCGTTTTTCTTCTGTGCGTCTGTAAGTGCATCATATTCTGCCTTTGTAAGTTCAAGGCTTAAAACTCCAGACAATACCTTCCACTTATTATCTTTTGTCCAATAAACACACGTTCCCTGTGGATACGGATGCCCTGCTCCCTCTTCAAATCTGCTGTCTGTTATGAATTTATCTTTTACAGCATACAGATGTCCGGCGACAAGCCCGGATGTTGGAAGTTCGCTAAAAGCTACAACTCCCTGCGGCAATAGTGAACCTTTCCATGATGCAGCATATGATTCTGCCTCTTCTGCACTGTCTGCTGCCGCTGTAGCCGAAGTTGAAGCGGATGAAGCAGACGTTGAAGCAGAAGCGGCTGACGATGACGCCGCTTTTACACTTGCAGCTATCTCCTGCATATATGTATTTTCAAGCAACTCTTTGAACTCTTTTACAAAATTATAATCAGTTTCAACTAAATCTTTATTAGTTTTCATATCTTTGAGAATTTCATTAAATGTCTCAAGGTATTTATTTTTTATTTCATCAGTTGCATCTTCTATCTGATCAGCAAAATCTTCATATGTTCCCATTCTTTTTACAACACCCGGAGCAAAACACATCCAAATCTTCTGTTTCCGTCTGTCTGTATTTATGCTTACCGCCCACTCTCCTGGCTTCATTTTCTCAGGGTCAAAATCAGCTTCCATTCCACGTCTTACATATATTCCCATTAAACCTTTAACTCCTTTCCATTCACATATATATCGCCGGTAAGATTCATCGTTCCAGCTCCTATACATGTAAAATCAATTTCTCCATAAGATTCTATCTGCACTCCATATTTTGTTATTCTGATAAATGAGCCTTTCGACGGCTCTCCTTCTCTCGGTGCTGCATAAATCTTTACTCCTCCGTCAATTACCTGTAAAAATATTCTTTCATTATCATCTGCTTTAAATCCGTCTTCCGTAATCTCAAGATTTCCTATCTTGCCTTTTTTCGCATTAAGTCCGGCTTCGTCCCATGAACCAATTACAGCACCTGAAGAATCAAGAATTTGTAAAACTCCCTGTGTATTATCTTCGCCACCAAGTACAAGCGTTCCACCGCCGATATAGTCAGCTGCTATCTTATTCGCAGCTATTGCGTCCATTATCATTTTCGCGGTCATGGTAAAGCCATACGGATACGTCTTACCTCCGTCCATACTTAATGCAATTGCTTCCGCTGTCCATTTCGTTATAAATGTGCTTTCCTCAAGCGTAGGCTTATCGTGTGTATAATACACATATCCGCCTGTCTCTGATTTCTGCTGTGTAGTATAAAACCCTGAACTTTTTGCTATCTTTTCTGACAATTCTTTTTGTAATTTTTCTCTTAACCCTCTCTCAATCTGAACTTTTCTATCTGCACTGCTGTCTGCCATCTTTAAAAGTTTCGTAACCGTAGAATTTCCTGTGTTTTTATTCGATTCATCACTTTTGCAATCACAGCTTATACTTGTTTTATCCCTGATTGTGTATGTTACTCGTGTCATATAACAGTCATACGAATTCCCCTTATAATCCTCAACACATACAGGATCCATTGATTCAAGACGAAAATCCGACCGTATTTTACCCGACAGTTTTCTGAATCTTAAACCTGCGTATTTCCTTACAAGCACATCAAGAACTGTTTTTACATTATCTTCTGTTATCAGCGGATTACCACTTATATCAAGCACATAACCGCTCTCACCTGTCATATAAGTTACATCATCTATCTTCACAGCAATTCCTGTTATTACAGTGTCATCTGTTGCTGCTGTTAAATCACTTATATCGTACTTAATTGTTATATCTTTTCTGTCTCCAAAAGTTCCGCCGTCAAATGTATATCCCGAATTATAATCTGTAAAATTACCTCCGTCAGCATTATCTCCGGTCATATAATTATCAAGATGCCCTCCGTCAAGATTGTCATCTTTTTGAAATACCCTTTTATAGTCGCAAATTATGAGGATTCCCTCATCATTTGCTTTTAAAACACTTCCGGCACACTGCATTATGTAACCTGCAAGCTGCCTGTATGTTGTTATGCTTTTATCCAATTCATTTATAAGTATATCTGAATTATCAAACTCAAGCGTACCTAGTGTAATCCCACAATTATCTGTTGCGGCTTTTAACGCTTCTGCATAAGTACATGGCAGCTTTAGGCAATCAGCATCCATGTCCTTTTCAAGTTTATATACATTGTCATAACATGTAAGACTTAACATACCACCTGCATATTTCGGTGTCTGCACTGTATATAGTCCTCTTTTATATTCCGCTTTATTATTTATAATGTACGGAATTACAACTGCACCATTAAAATTATATGTAGAATAATGCTCGTCATAATTCAGAAGACTTAACGTAAGAACTTTTGCTGATGTAAATCCGATACTAAACGATTCGCTTTCGCTTGAAACATCTTCTATTGTCAAGCCATCACTCATTATCCTTGATTCATCTACATTGATAACAGTTCCATCCGCAAGCTGTATTACAGCTCTTGCACTATCAAGTCCTTTTCTTTGAACATTTAACATCTTTACACCTCAATTCTGCTGAATTCCAAACTCCAATACACTTTGCCGTCAGTGTCAGCACTAACAAATGCTGCCTTTCTGTCTCCAACATAAATATCTGTCTTACACATTTCATACGGATTCCTAACATCCATATACTGCATTTCTGCGTATTCTATACCGTCAACTGCATTTGCTATTTCTGCTGCCTTTTTCCACTCCAATTTGCTCCATTTTAGAGGAATTGAATCTTTTACGGCGATTACATCTTTATGTGCCCGTCCGTCAAGCGTTCGCCCTGTCTGCTGTGTGCTTAAATCAGATATTGTCTGTGAATATTCATCAGGCAGGGGAAGCTCTACCCCTGCCAGAATTAAAACCGGTTTAAATTTCGCCATTGCCACTCTCCTATATACCAAGAAGCGGGTCTATTCCCGTTCTGTCTTTTTCCTTGTGATATTCTTCGATAAAAGCTTTGAAAAATGCTGCCATTTCACCTTTAAGATTTACAAGGACTTCAACTTTCTGCTGATTTGTGAGACCTGCAAGCTCCTCACGCATAATCTGACGTATAAGGCTCTCTGGTGCTTCAATATTCTTTCCTTTCTTCTGGTCGCCAAGTACAGCAACAAACGGACTGTTTGCCGGGATAACCGCACCTTTGGCAAGAAACGGAATCTGAGGAGCTTCTATATCCGGAAGAAATCCAAATGGGTGTCCACCAAGAATATTAATATTTCTCATTCTTGAAAAGATATTCCCAAGCGTATTAAATGGTTTTGCAACAACATTATTTATTCCTGATATAAGCCTGTTTATTACATTTTTAAATGTACCTTCTATATTGGATGCTATCTTTCCAAAACTTGTTGTAGTAAACACACCTAAAACTTTCTGCCAAGCATCATGAAAAGTATTCTTTAATGAAAGTCCAAGATTATTAAACGGCCTCAATATGTCATCTTTTACACCGCCAATCTTAGCTCTTACATTTGCACCCATTTGAGATATACCATTAATAAGTCCCTGCATGAGATAAGTTCCGATTTCAGCAAACACTGTTGATGGACTGTGTATTCCAAAGAATTCCTTTACCGTATTAACAACAGGGTCAATAAGATTCTCCTTTATCCAGTTACCTATATTATCAATTACATTGGTTATTCCGCCTTTTAAGCCATCAATAAGCATTTCACCTATATTTTTTCCGGCTTCCCATATAAGTTCGAGACTCGTTAAAAACCACGTAACTATAAACTCTATAAGTGATCTTATGATTCCGCCCCAGTCTATGCCTTTGATAACATCAAACACAGAATTTACAACTGCCGCCCAATCAGTCTCTTTTAATAGATCTGTAATCGATGTGACTATTCCAATTACGAGCATAGAAAAGTCCATACCCAGCTCTGCCCAATTAGTATTATGAACAAAATCATTTATACTTGTCGCAATTGATGTTCCAAGTTTTGACCAGTCAAATGTGGACAAAAAACCAAATATCCAATCAAATGCACCATTTAACTGCTCTGATAACGTAATTCCAAGCAGCGACCAGTCAAAATCATTTATTGATGAATTCAGCAGATTTCCTATGTCCTGACCAAATGAAAGAAAATCAAAATTATAAACGAAATTATGTACAGTAATAAGTGCCGTATTAAGGCCATTTGATATTGTAGAGCCTACAGTATTCCAATCTATTCCGTCAGCCATTCCATTAAAAAGTGTTGCAAATGATTTTCCGACTGCTGCCGCTTTTGCCTGTATTCCCTCCCACTTGATACTATCAAGCGTATCTGTAATCTTCCGACCAATAATCTGACCAACTTCTGTAAAATCCTGATTCTCCCATGAACTTTTTACCTTTTCAGCAAAAGAAGACGCTCCTGCATCCGTGTCAGCATTAAATGTCACGCCGGAAGAACTGTCTGTATCTGATGACAATATATTAAATTGGTCTATGCTTGCAGATGCCAGCTTCGTCTGTTTATTTACATTCTTTGCCGCCGCTGCCTGTTTATTCAGAGCCGCAGCCGCCGCATTGCTGGCACTCACAGACTTTCCGAATAATGTATTTGTAAATGCCGCAATCTGATTTGTAAGCTGTTTTAACGCACTCATCAAAAGATTGATATATGGAAGTGCTGCTTCGTAAACAGGCTGAAATGCAACAAGAAGATTTCCCTTTATTGAAGACAGCGAACTGCTGAACTCTTTATTAGCCGACAACATGCTTCCAAGCTGTGTCCTTAGTGCTGTAAGCCCCTTTTTTATTATTCCAAAAAGAAATACTGTCTTTGCCATTCTTGTCAGCTTATTAAAGCCTTTTTGCAATGCTTCAGCTTTGTTATTCATCTTATTGTAAGCTCCGCTTACTCCTGTAGCCTTGGATGCCATCCGCCCAAGCTGTCCGCCAACCATTTTTATAACAGTTCCCAGCTTTTTCTTTCGTGCAATAGACTGCTTTTCTGCTGCCGCCGCTTCTTTTTCGTCCTGTCTTGCCTGTGCCGCCGCATCTTTTCGTGCCTGTTTTAAATCAGCAACCGCCGTTTTCATTGCTTCCTGTTCCATATAGTAATTTCTCAGGTCAGCCTTTGCCGCTTTAATTGAATTTATCAGCTCATCCATGCTCTCTTTATCTTTTTTATAAGCATCAGACCTCTCATAAATATCAAGACGTGAATAATCTTCCATTTTTTCTTTTAAAGCATCCAGCTCTTTCTCATACTCTTTTATTGCTGCGGTTATTGCTTTGGGACCATTGACATCATCCATTTTATCCATCGCTGTCTGAACCTTTATAATCGACTCTGCGGCTCGCAGTGATTCCTGGCTTAATGAATCTATCTCCTTCTTTGTACCCTTTGTATTTACATTTCCTACGCTTTTTTCTACGTTTTTTCCCATATCTTCAATGGATTTTGCAATATCCTCTGCCATTGATTTCAAATCTTTTGCATCTTCATCAAATCCATCAAGGTTTATTCCTGTATCAAAGCTGATTTTACCTTTATCGTCTTTTGCCACTTTGACCCTCCATAAAAAATAGAGAGCCTAAGCTCTCTATCCAAATATTGATTCTATTATTCTGTCCTCTTCCTCATCTTCCTTTGTCTTTATAACAGGGAGTTCAATAAGCTCTTTATTATCACGGTAAAAATCCCTCTCATACTTTTCAAGTTTCTGTTTTTTTCTAAGTTTCTGACGTATGTATATAACCTCCGAAAAAACGCACTCTCCAATTTCCATATAAAACCCGATAAAAGTCCACCAATGAATATATTTAACCGAGCGTACTTCTTTTCCGGCAACTCTGTTTATCGCAGGAATCAATACACTTTCATCATGTTCCCAGTCCATCATGCGGACCTGTTCAGTCTTTTTTTCCGTATATCTGTTTCCACAGTCTATAAACCATGCCGCCTGTCTGTATGCCTCTTCGTAATCTGTTACAGGTATACCTTCAAAATCATAATATATTATTTTAAGACATATATAGCATTTTTCCTGTCCAGTAAGGCCGGTATCATTTAAAGCCTGTATAATTTTCAATATATCCCTGTAATCGGTTCTTATCCTGTACGATATACCATTAACTTTAAGTTTTTTCGGTAATCCATTCATACTTATACTCCGTGAAATTTATTATAATTCCTGTTCTTGTTATACTTTTTGCCGGAACTGCGGCGGTACTGTCTGTTTTCATAGCCTTCTGTATACTGCTTTACTTTCAGATTTACATTATCAAAGCTCTCACCACATTCAGACCCGATTAAACTTCCAATCTTCTCAATTATTTCTTCACAGAGAAGTCTTTTATCTTTTCCGACAATGCACAATGGAGACTGTCCATAAAACAGAACATCATATACATCTGCATTAAAAAGATAGTTAAGCTGTTCCCTTAGAGCATTATCGAACGCCGCAAGCTGTTCTGTTACAATATCAACATTTTCCGCTGCCGTTCCGTCGGGATTGATTTTTGCCTCAGGAAGATTATCTGCAAGATTATTAAGATTTTTAACAACCTCTTTGTACCTTGTAAGGATATTTACATCACCCGGATTAAATCTCAAGATTCTGTTTGAATCTCCATTTATCATATAACTTTTTAATCCCTCATCAAAAGATAAGCTCTGCATATTTGCCATTTATATTTCCTCCTTAATCTGCTAAAAACGTAGGTACTTTATCAGCAACTGTTACCGTGCCTTTTTTTCTGTTACCGTCAAAACTGATAGTATACGGAATCGCTACACCGCCTGTTTTTCCGCCATATGACTTAGGCTTAACTACTATATCCTCAATCCATGCGTCAAACGGACCCTCTTTCTTATCACAAACAACTTCAAGTATCTTTGTACGGCAGTCGTCACCAGTAAGCCTGTTCATTGCAATATTTTTTATCTTCTCATAGATACTGTCGTTCGTATTCGCATAATATGTATCCACATCAACACTCGGCTCATATCCGTTATCCTGTGTTGATGTCTCATCAAGTATGTTTTTCTTTGTTTCTGTGTCAGGATTTAACTCAACGCTCATATCTTCAACGTCTTTGCCAATTAAAAACCATTTAGGCTCTCCGTCTCCAAATGAAGCATCAATGTAATGTATAAGGTGGCTTCTTTTTAATTTTCCTACACCATCATCCGCAAAATTCTGCAATTTCAACTCTTTCATGCCTTTTCCTCCTGTTAAACTTCTACACTGTATTGCACTGCAAGCTGTATCTGATATTTTACTGGGCCGCCTACATTCCCATTTACAAACTGATACAGCATGGCATTGCTTGCTGTTATGTTCTTTATATAACCTTTTCTGTCACCTGTCACAACCTCGCATGTGTCCTCTTCAATCTGTTCTAAATACCAGCCCAGGTCAATAAGAAAATTACTGTTATTAAGTCTGTCATAATCGCTTACTGCCTGACATGTTGCATACATAATCAGGTTACACTGCCTAATCTGATTTCCAAGAATATCCTCACCTGTCTTATTATCTCCAATCGAAAAAAGCCCGGCTTCTCCTTCTTTATTGTCCAAAAAATCAACATGTACATTGTTGGTAAATTCATCAATTTTTGGATACTTCTCAATAATATCTTTTACTGCTTCGATTATAGTCATGCTTTCTTTGTAACCTCCTGTGCACCTTTTAAAATGTCTTTTTCATGTGCCCTTTTCATTCGTTCAAAATAAAAAGCTCCACGGTCAGGTGCTCCATTATATTCAAGATTCTTATCCGTAACAATCTTCTTTCCGTTCTTAGGTGCATATGTACTTCCTGTAGGCTCATATATCATTACTTTGCCTTCGTGCTGAAATCTTGCATATGGCGTTGCAACATTAACATATCCCGAACCTACAACAGTATTTGTTATCATACTGCTGATCATAGTTCCGTCCTGCCTAGGCATTAACGGAGACATATAACGCATAACTTCCGAATCAATAAAACACTGAACCGGTCCGCCACGTTGTAATGCCGCACGTTTCTTTGCAAAGTCTTCCATGCCTATATCAAGTTTTCCTTTTATCTCAAAATGCACATAATCACCTGCAATTCAATTCATAATGGTGCATATTGCGGCTTCCGTACAATTTAGCAGATGCACTTAAAACCTCATATACACGACTGTATTTTTTTAATTTTTTCAAACTGTCTGATATTCCTTTGTCTGATGAATTGTCAAATATAATGCCACAGTTTCCTTTTACAACCATGTCTTTTTTTGGCTGAAATGCAGCCTGTGATATTTCATCTTCGGGAATTGCAATATATACTGTATTTTCGCCTGTCACGCCCTGTTTTGAAGCTTCGTTTTCTTCTTTCTCCTGCCAAAAAACATGCGGAACATAAAGACGGCTGTATCCTTCTTCACCGCTTAAATAAAAGGTTGCATCCGAATTAGTAAACACGTCTGCACCTCCCGGATGGAACACGGCTCAATAAACCTGTTGAAAAAAGATATTCAGTTATAATTTCCTGTATATCAGTTTTAAGCTGTTCTTTTAAAACAGACTGGCTTACATACGACACCGAATAGTCGCCCACCTTTTCAGATGCAACGCCGTTATTTTTTACATCTTTTTCATGTATATTTATTCTTTCGACTATTGCACACACACATTTTTTTGCTTCCGCGGGTATTTCATCAGCTTTTTTTAATCTGTCATATGTATACATATTAATCTTATTTTCTGCCTGATTTTCATAATATTCAAAATCAGAGGCACTGATTTGTGCCTCTTTGCCACCAAGAAATACATCTTTATAATATTCATAATCTGCGTACACAATCAGCACCTCCTTGTTTTTATTCTGCAGGTAAGAGCAATGAGAACGGACATCTCTTTGTCTTATCCGCTTTCATTCTGTTTACAGGATTTGGAAGTTCCCAGCCGAGTCTCATAACAGCACGGAGTGCAACCATGTCATTCTGCATGAGGTTGTAAACAATCTCTCCTGTTGTAGGGTCCTGAATAACGCCCTCTGTAAAGATTTTAAATGTAATATCCTGTCTGATTGAATATACAAGCTGACTGAAATCACCGCAAATCATGAGTGCCTTTGTAGGATCATATGCACCATTCAGTGGGAAATACATAGGATTGCCATCAAGTGCATAATTAGTTGAACCCTGCATATCAGACTTAAATAACGGATTGCCCTGCTGGTCTCTCAACCCTCTTAATTTTGCTCTCATTGAAACATCAGCAATAGCTCCTGTCGGAAGATAACCAGATGTTTCAATATTAGCAATGACACCATTCTCTGACATAATATCAGCATAGAGATCTGATGTTAAAGTTGTCTTTGCTCCTGCTGCCGTTGCCGTCTTAACAATATCGTCTCTCCATGATGCCGGTTTATCTGCACCAAAAAGAACTGCTCCATCAATCTTTGCACCGAACGCTTCTGCAAGTCTCGGCTTAACCTCACCCCAGAGGTCATAATTTGAATCATCAATGACAGCTTCTGGAATAGGTACGATAACCGCAATCTCTTCCGCATAAATAACTTTCTTATCCCATGCCTGTTTTGTTGTCTTTTTTACTCCTGGCTCACCGCTTACAAAGTATGCTACAGGAAGCATATCAAGCACCGGCATCGATGTTCTGTTGCTTGTCATGTTCTGCAGCTTCCTGCCAAGCTGTAATACAACAGAATTCTGAATCGCCGACTGCATTATCTGCTCACTTACCTGCTCCGGGATAAGTGCTGACGCGTCTTTGCTTCCAATATAGTTACCTTCGGCAAAACGCTGTAAATTCATTTTCTTGTTTTTATTCATAGTGTTCCTCCTGTTATTTTCTAAATCCGGCTCTCAAAGCCTCATTGATTTCGTCATTCTCATTTTTTACTGTTCCGCCTCCCGACTTAACACCTGTTGATATTCTGTAAGTTGAATCTGCCTTGTATTTAGGATTTTCTTTAAGGAACTTATCAGCCGCTGTTTTGAAATCAGTCTTATTATCTACAAGCTGATTTACCTTGAACGTGACATAATCAATATCCTCTTCCCTTACCTTGAGATTTCTTAACAGTTTTTCATTTTCATAAGCTGTAAGTTTTGAAAGTGCGTCGTCTCTTTCTCTTGTAATTGCGGAAATATCAGGCTTATTGGCTTCTTTCTTTGCCTTATAATCCTTAAATGCTTCTGCAGCTTCGGCTTCTGTCATTCCCTGCTGTTTGAAATAACTTGATACTGCTGCCTTTTCGGCTCTCTCTGCTCTTGCAGTCGCTATCTCCTCCGCCTGCTCAAAACTATATGTACCATGGTTTTTGTTATCTCCGGCTGTTCCAGTTTCCTCATTGCCGCCGTCCGCAAAGAGCTGTAAATTTAGTATTTTCCTCATATTGGAAACCTCCTGTTTTTTCCGTGTTTTTAATGTCACGCCACGTTTAGGACACGCTTTTTCGCATAGAAAAAAGGCACAGCCATATGGCCATGCCTCAATTTCTTTTCATATTTATTTCAGCTTAAATATTATCACAGGAAAAACGGACAAGTTGGACAAACTTATAATATTCTTCACATACTGCCTCTATCCCTGTATTAAATACATCTAATATCAGTTTTGCCGCCCCTGACGGGTTATCACACACAAGATTCATAAATCCGTTCGACTCCGTGCATTTAACATTGTCCTCTGTCAGCTTTTCAAGACTTATGACACATGTCTGTGACAGTGCCGACACCGCTGCACATACTATATCTTTACCCATTACGTCATATCCGGCATGTCCTGTTATCGTAAATCCGTTATTATATACCTTTACTTCAATCATATTTACACTCTTCCCAGTCCATCAACAGTTACTCTGTCCCTTCTCTGTTTCATATTCATAGTATCCGCAAAATCCGAATACTCTGCACTTGTCTTTCTGTATTTTGCTCTTGCGGCTTTTATCTCTTCGTCTGCTGCTCCCGACTGCTTTAACAGATGTATGTCCTGCCTCTGCTTACGCATTATAGTCTCTAACTGTCTCATACGCTGTGTTGCCTCGTATGTAGTATATTCTTTTCCGTTATACTCCTTCTTTTCATTTTCTTTTGCGTTCATGCGGTCAAGCTGTTCATCTGTATACAGCCGCTTTGATGCTCCAGGAATAAATGGCCAAAAATTATGATAACAATTGATGCCGCACAACCCCAGCGGATCCACACCATATCCTGTGACTTCAACAAAATCTTTGTACTTTTCTTCGTCTGCTGACATTAGTCTCCTTTCTGTTGCACCGGTGCAACTTGGGTA